GCGCTTCCCGCAGCTTCTGCCGCAAATAGCGGCGCAATTGTGTTTTCACCAGACTGCCGTAAAGCGGCTGAAGGCGTTGGCGCTGGAACCGGAAACCTTGTGTTTTCTGACGGCGCTAACTGGATTCGTGTAGACACTGGTGCAGTAGCAGCAGCTTAATAGGAGGCTTAAATGGCTGGTCCAGTAAAAGCCTATAGTGCTACAGCGACAGGGGCAGTAGGTCCGGGTCGCTCACGCATTAAACAGATTGTTATGTACGCTACCGCTGCTGGTGCGTTTACGCTAACCGACGGCAACGGCGGTGCGACATTGCTTACACAAAAATTCCCAGCCGGTCAGAACGCTCTGAACATTCCGGGTGATGGCATTATTGCTGAAAGCGGTGTTTATGTAAGCGCAATTTCAGGTACAGGTGCCGAACTAACAATCTTTTTGGCCTAACAAATGTCTGTCTACGACTTACGTTCGATAACTCAGGTGGGTACATCCGAGCCGTTTGAGCTACAGGTTAGTCGTGGACAAATTCCGGGTCATACACTTCGGAATCTTTTTGGCACTGCCACGGCGATTGGCACATCTTTTGTCACGCCGTGGGAGCTTGCTAATACAAATGCTCTTCCATTTCTGCCCGCTCAGTCCCAACTGACGTTGTCAAGCAGCAGCGCCAGCGATACGGCTGTGTCTATTTTTATCAACGGCCTAGATGACAACTACGAAATTGTTACTGAGGTTGTTGCACTAAATGGACTAACTGGTGTGACAACAACCAAAGAGTTTCGATTTATTAATGACCTAATAACCGTTGTTGGCAACGCTGTTGGTCTAGTGTCCGCTAAAGTTGGTGCAACAACATACGCGGCGATTAACGCTGGGAATGGTAGAAATCAAGCGGCGGTCTTTCATGTACCTGCTGGTTATTCTTTTTACTTAGGCCGTATTGACGCATTTACTGCGTCAGCCAACAATGACAATAAGTTTCTTACTTTTAGAAACCGCAACACCTTTTCAGATGGTCGGATATTTAACATAGCTCAGACCGAGTTTTTGGAGCGTATGGATATTCAGCGAGTATTCCCCTTTAAAGTCCCAGAAAAAACATGTATCGAATTTCAGTTCAGACTTAACAGTACAACAGCGGATATCGGTGTCTTCGGTGAAGGGGTGTTAATACAGGAGAAGGGACGCTTGTAATGGCGACAAGAAAGAAGAAATCTGTTAATCTATCAGTTAAGCGTGGCGAAAAGCTGCCAGCATCTAGAGGTGCTGGATTAACGGCAAAAGGCCGGGCTAAGTATAACCGAGCCACAGGCTCGAAACTAAAAGCACCACAGCCGGGTGGTGGTAAGCGTAAGAAGTCTTACTGTGCAAGATCAGCCGGTCAGATGAAAATGCATAACGTAAACTGTAGCAAAACCCCCAAGAAGCGTATTTGCGCTGCGAGAAGAAGATGGAAGTGCTAATGGACAACAAAATTATTGCCGGTGCAATGTTGGCTTTTCTAGGCTGGCTGGGTGTTTCAATTATGGATTTAAAGACTGACACGGCGGTTATTGCTGTGAAGGTAGATAAGAATCACGAGATACTAACTGTCTTGTGGGGTGATTTTTTGGAGAAAAGAAATGGCAATCTCGCGAGGTTCGATGTCCAAGCAAGTAAGTAAAGGTGGATCGAAGGATGCATGTTACAGCAAAGTTAAGCGCCGTTATAAGGTCTTCCCGTCAGCGTATGCAAGCGGGGCAATCGCCAAGTGCCGTAAAGTCGGTGCAGCCAACTGGGGAAACAAAACAAAGAAAGCAGCAGGCGGAACATACAAGTACCGCACAACCAAATTATATTGATAGTGGGCAAGTAACACTGAAGCCGTGGTAGAATTCTTGCTAACAGTTTACTTGGGAAGTCAACTAATAGATCAAACACAGCGGTTCGCGGACATAGATAGGTGTATCTATTTTGCTGAACGGTTATCACAGCAGCCATCGGTGCCTATAACTGACGGAAGGAGGGCCAAAATAGTAGCTATTTGTAAACCTATACCAAAGAGGTAGATATGGAACCAATTTCGACAGCGTTAGCAGGGATTGCTTTAGTTAAAAGCGCTGTTGATGGTATAAAGGCCGTAATAGGAACTGCCAATGATATAGGTGATATAGCTCATCAGATTGATGCTTTGTTTACGGGGCAGAAGCAGGTTAACGAAGCCAGAAATAAAAAGTCCGGCGTAGGAATAACCGATCAATTTGGTGTAGATAGTGTAGCTCGTGAAGTCATAGACGCGAAGATAGCCGCTGAAAAACTACAAGAGGTGGCTACTATGGTGGATATGAGATTCGGTCCGGGGACTTGGAAAGGTATTTTAGAAGAACGACAGAAACGTATACAACAAGCAAAGGAAGCAGCCGCAGAAGCAAGACGGCAAAAGCTACAAGAGGCAAGAGAATTTGAAGAATTAATAAAACAGATTGTGCTTGTTTCTACAGTTGTTGTTGCGACGATTGGTTTCTTTGTACTTTTGTTTACAGTTATTTTGTAGATATGGATGAGATATGGCAGTACGAAAAACTAAAAAGGGAGCGGCCCTCAAGAGGTGGTTCAAAGAAGAGTGGAAGGATGTTCGCACCGGGAAAGCGTGTGGGCGTAGCAAAGGAGAAAAACGGGGTACTCCATATTGCCGCCCCTCCAAGCGCGTATCTTCTAAGACCCCTAAAACATCCAAAGAAATGACAGCCGCTGAAAAACGTAGTAGAATATCGCAGAAGAAACGTCTTGGACAACCAGCGGGTAAGCCGCGTAGAGTCCAGTCGCTGAAAAGGAAAAAATAAATGGCAGTTTCAGGTTCTAGAAACTTTGAGTTAAATGTCGCCGAGATCATCGAGGAGGCATATGAACGCTGCGGTCTTGAGGCTCGTACAGGCTACGACTTCAAAACAGCGCGGCGTTCGCTTAACCTGATGTTCGCTGACTGGGCAAACCGTGGCTTGAACTTGTGGACAGTAAAACAGGGTACACAAGCTTTGACCGCAGGCACAGCCACTTATGCATTCACTGACGACTACACCGACTTGTTAGAAGTAGTGATACGACGCAGCGGCACAGATTATGAGCTAGATCGTATGTCTCGTGGGGACTACCTAACACTACCCAGTAAATCCACTGAGGGTCGCCCTAGTCAGTATTTTTATAACCGTCAAATAATCCCGGAAGTGACTTTGTGGCCTACACCTGACAATTCCACTGACACACTTATCTATTACTATGTGCAGCGGATGGATGATGCAGATACATTGGTAAACACAACGGATGCTCCGTTCCGCTTTTATCCTTGTATGGTCGCTGGCTTGGCTTACTACGTTGCTATGAAGAAAGCTCCAGAGCGGATTCAGCTTTTGAAAGCTGTGTACGAGGAAGAGTTCCAACGTGCGGCGGACGAAGACGAGGATCGAGTGCCTTTGAAACTTCAGCCGAGTATCCAGTATTTAAGGGTTAACTGATGGCAAGACATGCATCGGGCAAAAATGCGTGGGGGTATTCAGACCGCTCTGGCTTTCGTTATCGTTTAAACGAAATGGTAAAAGAGTGGAATGGTTTGAAGGTTGGACCGGATGAGTATGAGCAAAAGCACCCACAGCTAGAACCCAATAAAGTTGGGCCTGATCCACAGGCGTTACATGAGCCACGCCCTGATCAGCGTACCGAATCCAGTGTAGCGAACATATTACCGTTGAATGCCTTTGCCAGTGGCGCACAGGGATCTGGCGTAATCACGGTGACTGAGCCTTCTCACGGCAGAACAACGGGCGACACGGTGCGATTTCGTAGCGTAGCGGGATTTGATGGTTTTTCAAAAACCGTACTAGAGCAGGCCGCAGGCTATGTTATAACAGTTGTTACAACGGACACATACACATTTACCGCAGCGTCAGGAACTGCTACAACAGGTAATCAGCGCGGCGGCGGCGGAATAGCTACGGCTGGTCCGGTAACATTGGTGGTATAAATGAGCTTTACATACGCACAGCTAGAAACAGCAATACAGGATTTCACAGAAAACTCTGAGACATCCTTTGTAACAAACCTGCCGGTATTCATTCGCGGTGCAGAAGACCGTATTTTTACGCTTGTTGATCTTGAGTTATTTCGCAAGAACGCTACCGCGCAGCTTACTGTAGGTGACCCATATCTTAGTGTGCCTACGGACTATCTAGCGCCGTTTTCGTTTCAGATCATCACTACGAACTATAAAGAGTTTCTTGAAAACAAGGACGTTAATTTTGTGCAGCAGTATGCTGTTGACGCAGGTATAAATACTACACCTAAGTATTATAGCGTTTTTGATGT